GTTACTGTCCAAACATCAAATGTTCTGTCACCAGCCATTTTTAATTGTCTACCACGAAATGGTACAATTATCTGGCCAAGTGTTGATCCCGGTAACTGAGCTGTCTCACATAAGAAAGAAGTCAGTTCTGGATCGCCATTTGCATATCCTGGAAAGTTGATTGTAGCTTTGAAAAGGTTAGGTCTTGCCCCGCCGCCTCTTAGCTTTGATTTAAAATCATCTACGCCTAGTACTGCCATTTTCTACCTCCTTAAACCGTGCCGACGACTTCTTGGAAGTCAACGCCAGTTCTTACAGCTACAAAACTCAGTGTAACGTAGTTGATAGAACGTGCAGGCTTAATGAATATGTCTGCTTTAAATTCGTTTCTATCAATTACAGCTGCAGTGTTATTAGTAGCATCTGCTACAACTCTGAAGTCTGTTATACCTCGTCTACCTTTTACTTCTCTAAGTACTGGTTCAATGATGTTGACAAACTCTGCTCTTGTAAATTCATCGTTGAATTCAAAGAGTACTTGCTCAGCCGCTCTGCTGATAGCTCTTTCAAGTATTAAGAATAATCTTCTTACATTGATTCTATCAAAAGCTGATGCTCTTCTGAGTCCTGTCTTATCACCGAATAGTATTACGCCAGCTCCTGGAATATTTGCAATTGGATTTACACTTGCTTTATATAAGGTATCTCTTTGACCTTTAGTAGGTGTATAAGCCAATGCTGTTATGCCGAGGTACTGTCCACGTCTAGAACCTGCAGGTGAGAACCATGCCGCTCTGTTTATGTCAGTTGCCGCCATAAGACCAGCAGTTGAAGAAGCTGCAGGTATATGTATGAATTGGTCGTTAAACTTATCATATACTTTTAGAAAGTTACCGTCATTAAATAAGTATGATGATTTAGTAAATGTATCAGCTGTTGCAACTACGTTAGTTACAATGTCTGATGCAGATGTTAAACCTACCACGTCATCTCTTGCCGGTGATGCAACTACTACACAATCTTTTCTTAGTGATTGAGCTGTTGCAATTAAGTCATTAACTATAGTAGTTTGATCTGTAGTACTTACCATACTTGGTGCAATTAAGAAATCGATTTCAACTTGGTCTTTATCTTCGAAAAGATCGAAACCAGTTGCGATTTGAGATGTACCAATAGCGTTACAGTCTGATCCGCCACTAAAGTTAAATGTTATTGGTGTTTTAAAGTTAGATGCTCCTGTTGAAAGAAAGTTGTCTCCACTGTCAAGTGCAAATCTTCCGTTTATAGTTACGTTTGCAGCTACAGCAGAATCAAATCCAGCCATGTGGACGTATTCTGATCTTTCGTTAATAACATCTTTAACATATATAGAAGTACCATCTTCTGCTTTAGCATCTTTAGCTAAAGACAAGAATGAGTATCTTTCGAGTACTGCATTTTTAGTGCCGGTGAATTTACCGTCTTTATCTAAAATAATAGCATGTACTTCATCGTTAGTACCATTCTTTTTTGTTAAATAATTAGATGTTGCTGGTTTAGCATCGAATTCAGATTTAAAAGCCCAATTAGTAAATGCACTGTCGTTAGCATGACACATTTGAACCTGTATATCGTTACCTAGTGATCCTGGGTATCTACCAATAAAGGTGTGTGTAGCCGCTGTCAGTGTAGCTGCTTGTGCTTCAAAGTCTTCTTCGTTCTTTACAACTGCAGCTGTAGGTGTAACACCCGCACTGTCAGATGATTTTGATATTGCATTGTCTGCTGTTCCATCAATAGTTCTTACTACTTGAAGTGCACTTGAGTAGCGTAAAAAATATGATGCTGAATGAAAGTCTATAGTGGTTGCCGAGTCAGGAGATCCAAATCTTTCAGCTAACTCAGTTTCGTTAGCGATTAAAGTTCTTTTCTCTGCTGGTCCCCACCTAAAGTTTCCTACGATTGCGCCGGTAGTTGACTGGACATTAGGCACTCCTCCAGTCAGGTCTATCTCTTTGACAACAACCGCGGGTGATTCCGATGGTGAAAATAGTGCCATTAAATTATTCCTTATTTTTAATTACAAGTTTCATAATACGATTGATCAATTATATCTTATTTATAATATTACAGATCTCTATCATATTCGATCTGCCAAGGGTCATCTTTAGTCTCAATCTTCTGAATAAACTCAGAACCATCATCAATAAACCCAAAAGGTACTATATCTTCATTGATTTCTTTCATCTTCTGATTGAATATTATATCTTTGAGATTTAAGTCTGTTAAATTAGAAAAGTATGCTGAAGAAACAAAGTAACCGAATAAAACTAAATTCATAACTAAGTCATCGTGGTTTCCTACAGAAGCTTGAAATGTTTGGCCTTTTGCTTCAAATGTAGATATTTCTAATATTGTTTGTTCATCTACTACTTTAAGCTTACTATTTTCTAATAAATCTTTTAATGCACTACAGCCTAATCTTTTAGATTTACGAGTTATTTCAATTCCTACTGCATTCGCTTTTACTGCAGATTCAACATGAACATTTTCATATTCTAAATCATAATATAAACCATTACAAACTACTCCACCTTGATCATTAGACTCAATAATGCAATAAGCTTTGTTGTAGACATTTGCGTACTTATATATAATATTAGGGAAGAGTAATGGAGATATAGTGTTATTGCGGTACACAGCAACCTGTTCAAACGGGCGAGCGCTAATATCGATTAAGGAAAAAGAAGAGTAGTCCTGTCCTCTTCCCTTTGATACATCTGCTACTAAAATATAATCATGGCCTTTGATAGGTTCTTTATATATTAATATGTCACCACCTTCTAATTTTCGAACTGGATGTGATGCTCTCAGATCTAACAATGTTTGAGCATTGATAAGTGTATCTCCAGTTCCAAAAAATGTATTACCAAACTCTTGATCAAATTGTATTTGAGAAGTATTGTTTATAGTTTCTTCTTTCCATTTTTCATCACGACCGGGTACATCGTGCCAGTCAACTCTAAAGTAACTATATTCGTTTACACCTTGAACTGCACCTTCCCATATCTTATGAAATGTATTACCTATACCATTTGCAGTAGATGTAACTATAATTTTAGTGTCTGTACCAGATGATATAACTGGATATGTAGATGTATAAAACTCTGCAGCTCTTTCAACGAATGCAAATTCATCTAAGTATAATAAGTTAACCGATAAACCTCTTATTGATTGTCCTGATGTTGCAGCTGCAATAATTCTACTGTTGTTACTAAAATCAATATTAGATTTATTCAAAGCTTTACAACCCGGTTGAAGAAAGAACGGTATATTCTCAAGCATTATTGTTATTCTTGCCAACATCTCACGAGCAGTAGCACCTTTATTAGCTAATACTGCAATTGTTTTTTCAGGTTGAAATAAAGCAAACCAAAGCAAGTAACCACACGCAGATATAGATTTACCAGATTGCCTACACGCTAAAACAACATTAAACCTATGTGCTTGAAACTTATTAAACATCTTAGCTTGGTATGGATATAGTTCAAATGGAACTAAACCTTTATCCAATGAAATTATCTTTGCATATTTTTCTACAAAGTACACAGGGCTTTTCATGCACTTCGCATACTCGCGTACTTGGTCTTCCGTCCAATTTTGAACGATACCATCTTTTTTAATATTAGGATTACCTAGATAATTTTCATTTAGGTTTTGGCGTGACATCTACTAGGTCCGTATCATTCTTAAGTATTTTTTGTAATTCAGCGGTTGACCCAACAAATAAATTGTTCGTAGTATTTGCAATATTTTTTATTTCTTCTTTTCTATCTAAATCTTTTTTCTTTTTATTTAAATCCATAAGTCTATCATTAACATCAGAAATGTTTTTAATCATTCCAGATAGAACTTCAAATGCTCGTGGATGTTCGCTCTCTCTTGCAACTTCAATCATGAGTTCAAGACTCTGCTTTCCTTTTTCCACTAATTCGTAGTATGTATCTCTTGAATACTTATAATCATTATCAACATTCTTTTCTTCAGGAGGAAAGAATTTGCTTGTATCACTCTTCATTTAATGTCACCAGTTTACGATTTTTCAAGTGTTGTTCCTCTATATGAGTTTTTGATTGTCCCATATATGCAGCTGCATGATGTTTTTCTACCATGTAATCATTTATTGATTGATCAGCGTAGTTAGTTGTTCTCCATAACTCGCCTAGTATTCTACCAAACTTGCCAGTTGCATCTTTATGTGTTTTAAGTATTATACCAGCCGGATCATCTAACATGCCAGTTAAAAATGCTTTTGCAGCAAGTCCATATTTTTTTTCTTCTAAGTCACGAGTCCTTGATTCAGGAGTATCGATTCCGTATAATCTTACTCTTTCTTTGTGCATCCAAACACCGAAACCTAAATCTATATCTACGTCTACAGTATCACCGTCTATTATTTTAACTACCTTACATCTATACTCATACATTATGCGCTATCCACTATGGTTGTTGTAAATCCAAAATCACTGTCAGCCAAACCAATTACGCTGGTAGGATTAGGTGTTACTGTTATTGTTTCAAGACCAACATCAGAATCGCTGAGTCCTGCATTTATATCAAATAATGAAGCAATACTACTACGAATAACATTGGTGTCAGCAATTGGACCGTGATAACTTATCTTCATCTCAAAGTCCATGCTATATATTATTGTTCGTCTTTGTTCCATCGCACCTTCAAAATCATCGCTGAATGAAACACCTTGTATAATAACAGGTATATCTTCTACGAGAGTAGGATATTCAGTGCCAAAGGGTTTAATAGTTATAGAATACTGCGGATTGAATGTAGGCAGTATTTGCTCTACTATTTGTAATGCATCATCTTGTGATTTAGCATATGCATTTAACTGAAAGTTTATTGAGTATGGTACTGGTGTAAAAAACTTTTGTCTTTTATTTACATTTGCATCTGATGCAGTAGTATTGAATGTGGATAACTTTGCTAACTGTCTGGTTGCATCATATGCTATAGATGTTATTTCAAATGACATTCTTGGTAGCTTGATTGCAACTGAAGTATCATCATTTAAATTTGGATTTTCTCTAACTCTTTCAAGATACTTTTGTTTAGGTGCATAAGATAAAGGAACTTTAATTTGACTTATCACTGCACCCGATGAATTCTTTCGAATTACATATATATTATTAAACAGTCTGCCGAATAAAGCAACAGCCTTTTTAGTTTTTTCGTGATAAAAGTGTCCACCAAACATTAGTTGTTACTCGCATCTCCAAATGGGTTGTTTTCTGAAAAGTCTATGAAGTCTGTACCTGTACTAAAATCATCATTCTGTTCATTTTGAGAAAGTTGGTTATCTTCTACTACTAAATTAATAATTCCACCTGCTCCTGATTTAAGGCCTATAACTTTTTTACCTACACTAAACGTGTGGAATACACCATCATCTGCACCTGCATGTATCAAGTGAAGTTTATCATCAGAGTCTGAATACTTAACAACTTCAGCCCTCATTTGTGTAGATCCGCTTTGAGTTAATACAGTTTCACCTACTTGGAAAGTAGTTAGTGAAGGTGAACCGAATTTAATAGTCGGGCTACTAGTGTAACCAGTTCCTGGGTTAGTAATAGTAAGACTAGTTATTCCACCACTATTGCTATCAACAG